AATACCAATAAATACAGAGCCTTATGAGGATTTTATAGATGAATTATAAAAAGCAACTGTCAGTCCTGTCATCTGTGTATTCTATATTGGTAACTATATTTATAGTTTATATATATATATATATATATATACCTATACGTGGATAAATATATATATATAGAAAACCATATGACACGTCCGACACTTGGAGGGTAAAAAATGATAGAAAAAAAGAGTAAAATATTAGGTAAAAAAATAGTTATTTTAGATCGTAAAAATCAACTAAAAAATAAAGAGATAAAAATAACTGCATATACAAAGTTTGAGGTAGAAAAACTAACGGCTATACAAGATACTTCCGCGCGCGAGGATTACGAGCAATTATTAAAATGCATCGACTGGACTAAGGAAATCTTTGGCAATGAGACTGAAATAATAGATTAACATACAAACAAAGGAGTTATTTATGAAAGGCAAGAAAAACAACGCATATTACGCTATCCCTGAAAATTTAGGTAAACTTGATACATTGTTACTAACTATACCCATATCATATCGCAGAATAGCGAAAAAAGCATATGCTGGTGAAAAAAAAGGGGTGTTCTTAATAAAGACGAAGTGTCAAGAATGTGTAAATTATGAAGATGTTAGAAATAGAGTTAAGAATTGTACCGCTTATCGATGTCCCTTACATGCATGGAGACCGTATCAAAATCAAACTAAAGAAAAATAGCCTTGATTTTATTAATTAATTTAAAGTATTCTGTAAATACTCATTAAAAGCTCAAAGCAAGCGTTTTTCTATCAGGGGTGGATGTAATTGTGCATTCACCTCTTAAAACCCGCCAGAATCGATTTAAACGCATTTTAAACGTATTTGATAGGTGACATTAATTGTCATTTGTCCGTTTTTTGCGGACAGTTGCATAGGTTTTTAACTAAAAATGTACATAATGTTGACATAAGTGACAAATTTTGTCAATAATATCATGTCGATTCAGGTATACTTTTGAAGTATTACTTGATATAATGAATGTAGGTAGAGTAACAAAGGAGTAAAAAAATGAAACAAATTTGTTCAATTTGCAAAAGGATAAGAAAAAAAAGTAAAAGAAAAATTAAGGATTGTTTTTTTGATATTTTAATTGACCAAAATTTTTATTGCCTTTGTGAAAAATGTTATAACGAACATAATACAACTATTGAAAAAAAGTTTGAGTTAAGAAGCAAAAAAAAACAAAAGCATTTAGAGATGCTAGATAGAATGAGCGTGTTACAAAGATTAAAAAAGAAAGATTATTATGAAATACTTAGTTTATGTAAAGCTTATAACTAATAAAACCATTGGGTATGAATTCCCGACTGAAAAAACACAAAACGAGTTTTTCAATTATATAACAAACAAAGAAAATAAAGAATTTGTATTAGAGGCAATAAAAACGATTGATACTAAAAAAATTAAAACTAAAAAATTAAATGTCAAATAGTTTTTTGAGAAAGCTTTATTAAAAACACTCTTAGCTTTCACTGCACCGTAAATCCATACTTATACGGCCAGCAACTTTCATCCACTACTTGCTTGCCACAATTCATACACACAATTACTTGAACCTCACGCTGACACGTTTCATCCCCTACCACTGCATTAAAATATTGATAACTATATGCCCCGCATTCCTCACATTCTTTTAATGGTTGCATGTTATTCATATTTTTATTATACTCTTTTATTGGTAATATGTGCAAATTTATATTCTAATTCCTTTGTTCAAAAAACCTTGAGCAATAAAAAAGCTTGAGGTTTTTTTATTTATAAATCACACTTATTTTTATGAGCAAGCGACTTAAACTACAACCAATTAAATTCAATGAAACTGCGCTTATCAATCAAATTCTAAAACTACTAAAATTTAAATACAACATTACTGCATGGCGTAATCACTCGGTAGGAATATATGATGCCGCAAGGAAAGTATTCCGTAAACCCCACACTAGACGTGGTACTTCAGACATACTTGGCTTGTTACCCACTAACGGCAAGCTTCTTGCCATTGAAGCAAAAGTGCATCCCAATAAACCCACAATTGACCAACTGTTGTTTATACAAGACGTCAAAAATAGCCATGGTATTGGCTTTGTGGCCTATTCACTTGAAGACGTGGAAAAACATTTACATGACAACATTTGAAATCATTGGTATTAAACGCATGTGGCGTTATGCGTTGTATTATTACTTAAAAGATTTAAGCATGTTTTTGTTATACAAAAATAGTAATAATCTTTCTCGTAGTCTAAAATCATATGTAAGAGAATTAAAACAAAATGTAATTATCGGTAATTGCTATTGGCACAATACTATTTATGCAGAAAAAATATGTGAACTTTGTGACTTCGATTATGTCAAGTTTTTAATTGCGTGTGATAAAATAATAAACACACCAGACAGTGTTTCTTATTTTAGAAAATTATGATACCTAATTTTTATGACAGAAAGACAATCAATAAGTTTTTCAGAATATCGTAAACATCATAAAGAAAAAAAAGACCAGGCACGAGAACTGTATTTTAATTTCGTGGATCAAAAAGAAATTTGTAAAAAATTGGGACTAAAACGTGAGACCTTAAAAAACTGGGTCAATGATTCAAAACGATATAAAAATTCTGGTTGGAGTAAACTCCGCACCGACTTGGTATACGCGGCTCTCAAAAGCTCGTTTGAGCAAAGAGGCTTTGTTATATCAAAAATGTGGTCCGCTTCTTTGCCCTGGATCTATAATTCTATTATACATCATATCAATGGTAAAAAAATATTGTCGCTTCCTGAAATGTTAATTGTAAGCAACCTACTATCCAGTCTAGACAAGGTGTTCCGGTTAGACACAGGTCAATCAACAGAAAATATTGATGTAAAAAAACTAGAACCGTTGTCACTAACAGAAATTAAAAAGATACTTGAATCAGATTATTTCATTGATGCGAAAGACAAAAACAAACCAATCGATATTAGCGACAAAAACCAACAAGCGGAACTTTCATTGGAATATAAAAATCCAGTTGACCCGATGATAAATAATTTATAAAGTTTTTTAAATGAAATTAAAAATGAAAAAAGTTTCGTATGATCGATTAATCGCTTGGTTTAATTTAAGTGAAGTATTTAAATTGTATGAATATGATGGGTGGCATTATTGGCTTGAAAGAGAAGATGGTAGCGGCATGCCAATTAAAAAAGCCTCTGTTTTATCTTTTTTGGTAAATCAATTGAAAGACTTTTAACACTTATCACAGAGGGTAAATGCAAATAAAAGAAATTGTATCGCGCGCAAATGAAATAAAATTTAGTGACGCAAATATAACAATATGCAAACTAGGAGACAATAAAGTATGTTATATTACTACTAGTGGTATTTATTTTAAATATACATTTGGTAAATGGTTACGATTCAGAAGTGTTTTAGCTGAATTGAATTATTTAAAAATCTGGAATATTGCAAACACTAGTTTAATCGTTTATTTATTTTATAGGTTAATATGGAAATAAAAATAAATTGTACAGCAACTGATTTTCTACCGATATCGAAATTAACTAACTTGCAGGGAAATCTTAAATCCCTTTCAAAAGATAATTACGAGAAACTAAAAAACCATATTCTTACATTTGGTTTTTCTTCTCCCTTCCATGTATGGAAAGACGGGGAAGTTAATTATATATTAGATGGCACCCAACGCCTTCGTACATTGCAAACAATGCAAAGCGAAGGTTGTGATTTGCCAAATTTACCAGTTACCTTCATTAACGCACGGGATATAAAAGAAGCACGCACTATCTTAATATCTCTTGCCAGTACGTACGGTGAAGTTACTAACGAATCTCTATATGAGTTTATGCACCTATCGGAAATGCCTTTGGAATTATTACAAGATCATTCTTATTTTCCAAATATTGATTATGATAAGTTTGCAGAATATTCTTTAGATTTAGATAATAAAGATAAATACGATGAATCTAAAGAAGATGATATTCCTGAAGTAACACAATCTATTTGTAAGCTAGGTGATATTTGGCAGTTGGGTAATCATCGGTTATTATGCGGTGACTGTACTGTGAAAGAGAACGTTGACAAGTTAATGAATGGTGAAAAAGCCGATATGGTTTTTACTGATCCGCCGTATGGGGTTGGATATGAACAAGGGAAGTTTACAGGGATAGAAGTTAAAAACAAATTCAAACCAATTATGAATGACGAAAAAACAGGGGAAGAACTTAAAGCTTTTATTATTTCTGTTTATAAAAATATATTTGATCTTTGCCACGAACATGCACCAATCTATGTGTGTTCGCCATCAATGACGGAGTCATTGATGATTTTAGAAGGTTGTAAATATTCTGGCTTCCATATGCAATCACAAATAATATGGTACAAGAATCAATTCATATTGGGACTTTGTGATTATCATCGGAGGCATGAAGTTGTTTGGTATGGATATAAAGGAAAGAATCATTTTTGGTGTGGCGATAGAACCCAGGATTCCGTTTGGTTAATTAAAAAAGATCCGCATAGTGCTTATGTACATCCAACTCAAAAACCTATCGAGTTAATAGAAAAAGCAATTAATAATTCAAGTAAGTTTAATAATAATATACTAGATTTATTTGGCGGTTCCGGATCAACTCTTATCGCCTGTGAAAAAACAAATCGTAAATGTTTTATAATGGAATTAGACCCACATTATTGCGACGTGATTATTAAAAGATGGGAAGATTATACTGGCAAGAAGGCAGAAAAAATATCAGGAGATCAATCATGATACCAAACGATGACACGTCAACACCGGCTTATGAAGCACTAAAAGAATATTCACTTAAGCAGGAAAAAGAATTGACGGAACAACTAGAATCATTACAATCACAATTTGACTTATTGAAGTCACAAGCTTATAAATTAGAAGGTGAGCGAGACGCATTATTAGAAACAATCAAATTACTTTTAGGGAGGGATTTATGAAATTCGAAGATTTTAGACTTGAGTTAATAAAAGAAATCGGAAGCATCGATGCCAGCACAATAGAAAAAATATTAGTTAAAGTTTTACAAGACAAACTAGAAAAAAAAGCAACACAATTGTTAGAACAAGAAGATGCTAAAAGTGTCATGTCAATAATATCAGAATTTAGAGTGTTCGTTCAAGATGCTGTAGAAAAACAAAGCTTTGAAAAATTAAAAGAAAAATTTAAACCTATTGAAGTAGTTGCTGAAGCAAAGTAATTGTGATAGATGAAAAACGAGCTTCCGATTACGCTAAAATCATACAATCCCTGCATGCTAAGTGGACACCGCATCAGGGACAAATCACAATCGGCAAAGCTTTGTTCAGAGATGAAAAGAAAAACCTTTTTATAAACGCAGGTCGTAAGTTCGGTAAAACCGAGCTTGCGATCTATATTCTTTGGCGATGGGCACTCACACATCCACAATCAAATTGTTACTACATAACACCTAGTTTAAAACAAGGACGGGAAATTGTTTGGGCAGATCCGCGTATACTAACTTTAGGCGATCATAGTCATATAAAGAAAATAAACAATTTTGAAATGAGATTAATATTTAATAACGATTCGTTTATAAAAATAGATGGTTCAGAAAACTATCAAGCGCATAGAGGAACCAGGCCTAGCATTGTTATATTTGAAGAGTTTAAAGATCATAACCCTGAATTTAGAAACGTAATGAAACCTAATCTTGCTGTTTATAATGCACCAGAGATATTTATCGGAACCCCCGATGACAGAGAATCACATTACTATCAAGTTATGCGTGAACATCAAAACGATCCGAATAAGTTTTACTTTGAAGCCTCGACTTATACAAATCCTATAATACCTAGAAAATTCATAGAAGACGAGCGTAAAAGATTATATGATATAGGCGAAGGCGATGTATTCGAGCGCGAATACATGGCAAAGCCGGTATTAGGAACAGCTTCAAAAATATATCCCATGATTGATAAATCTTATATTGTTTCACATGAAACATTGCTGCAAGAAATTGAAAAGGATAAACATAAACTAGAGTGGTATATTGCGGCCGATCCTGCAGGTGCAAGCACCTTTGGTGTATTATTTATGGCCTTAAACCCATACACTAAAACCTGGTATGCACTGGACGAAATATACGAAAGAGATCAACTTGAAATGACGGTTGTGAAAATAGGACAACGGATTCAAGATATTAAAAAATCATTATGGCACCGCGAGTGGACACAAATATATGATGAGGCAGCCACTTGGTTTAGTAATGAAATGATACAACACTACGGTGAACACTACTTTCCTACTCAAAAATCTATGCACAATAAAGAAAATGGCCTTACTTTAATTAAAGACGTATTGTTTCAACGTAAGCTTTTAATTTCATCAAAATGTAAATATCTTTATTGGGAAATGGATAACTACTATAAAGACAAAAACGGCAACATACCTAAAAAAAATGATCATTTAGGAAGTGATTGTCTTAGATATATATTAGGCTTTGCTAATTACTCATTACATGAAACACAAGAACCGAAAATTGAGGAAGAAGAAATTTGGTTAGATCAACACAGAAGTTTACGCAGCAAACAACCTTCTTCTGAATGGGAAACTTTTTAGTTGCAATTATTTATTAATTTGGTACTTTTATAGACACATGATAGAGTTTATTTTTGGCATCATAGTTATAATCGTAGCACTGCATGTTTTATCCACATTGGCACTATCATACTATTTAATAAAAGCGCATAATGAAATAACTAAAATTAAAAATTCTCAAACTAACTTTTCAAATGATGTTAAATTTGAAATGCCTGTTATAAAAAACACTACAGACAAAGAAGACGACGATTTACAAAACATGGACTTTAAAAAGTTTTTTGACGAAGTAAATTAACGAAAAGCGAGGGGCACCGTGGCTATTAGTTGGAACATAAACGATACTACCGACAACTTTCAAAAACCTGATAAACCGTTTTGGGAACTTCCCCATGATGACGAGCCTTTTAATAAAGAAATTCATGCTTGGCTACAAGGGGAATTGAATTATTTAAAACAAGAAAATAAAAATAGAATTAATCGCATAGAAAGTAATATTTGTCGTTTTAAAGGTATTCAATATCGCGATCAATTGCCTAACTTAACAAGAGTGTCTCCCACAGGGGATAGAATTTCAAGACGAAATCCTGTAGAAAAAATAGTTGTTAATCATATATTTGATTTTGTGAAAAATCGTGTATCGCGTGCAATGCGCTTTCAGCCAGGCATTCAAATGATCCCTCGTCAAGATAAGTTTAGATCAAAAAACTATTCTAAAATGGCTAAGTCATTTCAAGAACATATTTGGTATATAAAAAACTATCAGAGATTACTTCGAGCTAATTGGAAACGTATTGTTGAAGTGTGTGGAGAAGCGTATTTGTTTATTCTTTGGGATGCCACCGCAGGAGACCTTCATCCAGCATATAAGGAATTAAGAAAAAACAAAATTCCTTTACTAGACGACAACGGAAGACCAAAATATGACAACGAAGGTAACCCAATATTAATAGAGAAACCTGTCTATGTTGGCGAAGTTGACTATCAACTAGAACATCCTATGAATATATATTTAGAACAAGTTAATAGATATGAAAATGTTAATTACTTGTTTCGTCGTGTAATCATGGATTCACACGCAGTAAAATTAAAATATCCTAAACGCATATACATACTTAACTCAGACGAAAATGCTATATTTTACGATTTTGATAACATGGAGTATAAATCGGTTGAAGGCAAAACCGAGGTTTGGGAGTTTTACTATAAACCTACAGACAAAGTATCGGACGGACGCTTAATCATATTTACAGAAAATGGTATTCTTAGGAATATTAAAAACCCATATAAGAAAATTCCTTGTGTTCGATGGATAGGAGAAGATTGGGGAGATCTATACGGGCATTCATTTATAGAAAATGTCGGACCAATCCAAGGCATGTATAATAATTTACAAAACTTAATTTTAAGAAATGAAATCATGGTATCGCATCCCAAGTGGGTATATCAAGAGGGATCTGTCAACCCAGCTAATCTTGGAAATGAAATATCATTAACTCCTTACAAAGGACAAGTTCCTCCAATGCTTGTACAGGCTAACCCAACACCACAAGAGATATTTATTAATTTAACCAAATTAGAAGAAGCAATGCAGAAATTAGTTGGTGTGCTTGGAGTATCAAGAGGAGAACCGCCTCCTGGTGTAAAAGCAGGTGTTGCAATTCAATATTTAGATCAACAAGAATCTGACAGATTCAATGAAGACGTGGCCATTCAAGCCGAAGTGGATAAAATGGTTGCCCAACAAACGCTTGATGTATGTAAAAACAATTATGATGAATCAGACGGTAGAACAATTCGAGTAATTGGAGAAAACAATCAATGGATTACCCAGTTCTTTGATATAAAAGCATTAGAACCAGAGTATGATATTATTGTACAAAACTCGTCTGCATTGCCTGAAACTAAAGCCGCAAGAATACAAACAATATTAGATATCAATGAAGTGTTTCCAGATTTACTACCAAGAGAACAATTACTTGATATGTTGGATTTGGGACAGTCTGAAAAACTAATGGACACTGTAACCTTGTCTGTTAAAGCTGCAGAAGCTGAAAATGAAATGATGATGAAAGGAAAAGAAATACCAGAACCCAAAGAATATGAAGATTTAACAAAACATTGGGCAATACATTTAAAATTAATTAGAGAATGGCAATTCAAAAACAGAACTCCCAAAGAAGTACAAGACAAAGTAATAAGTCATTTGAGGGCCACAGAATATTTAATGATTGATAAAGGAGTTAGAAGCCCAGCGTATGCGCAATCACTTGACGCATTGGTGGATTTTCCAACCGTGTTTAGATTGCCACAAGAAATTACTAATCCACAACCTGTAATGCCTCCACAACCTGTAATGCCTCCACAAGTTCCAGAAGGAATGCCCGAAATACCAATGCAAGAAAATCAACCGCCAATGCCTGATTTATCTGCACAAGTAGAAAACAATAACCCGTTGCCACAACAGAATTTACCAATAATGAATGAGGAATAATAAATGACAGAAACTATAGAAACAGATCAAACAACAGAACCTACAATTACGGAAACAAACACTTCTGGTTTGGATGATTTAACAAGCTTTGATGATTTAACACCTAAAAAGTTTAATAAAATAGCAACTGCGCCAAAAGAAGATGTTAATGAATTTGATAACTTAAAAAGCGAAGTATTAGAAGACAAGGAGAAAAAAAATGACAGCAAAGAAAAAAGCGAACCAAAACAAGAAAAAACCGATACTAAAAACATCGCAGAAAAAACCGATGAAGAAAAAGAAGTAAAAGAAGAAAAAAAAACAAAGCTTATTAGCGTGAAGGATGGGGACAACGAATTGTCTTTGTCCTTGGACGCTAAAATTCCAACTAAAATTGACGGTGAAATAGAAGAACCAACACTTAGAGATTTACAATCACAATATTCCGGTAAAATACATTTAGATCGTGAGTTTACTAAGTTATCAAAAGAAAAAGAGTTTTTACAAGCACAGACCGAGCAAGCCTTTAACGCATTGAAACAAATTTCTGATTCCGTAATGGTGGATAAAAACCCGTTAGCGGTGCTAGACTTTGTGGCCGAGCTTACAGGCATAAATCCAATTCAATTTAGAAATGAATTTAAAGAACAAATCAAACAAGCCGCATTAGCCGAAGCACAACTAACACCAGAGGAAACATTAAGAAAACAATTAGAAGACGAGAGATCTTATTATAAAAGCGTACAAGAAAAACAACTTCAAAAACAACAAGAAGCTCAAAAATTCGAGCAAATGAAAATTGCCGCTAAAAATGCAATGACTAAGTATGAAATATCACCAGATGATTATATGAGCGCATTTAATGAAATGAGAGAAGCAGGACAGTTTGATCCTAATTTAGGAATAGAGGAAAATGCCGAGCGTGTGGCCATGTTTTCTTTAGATAAAACAGCTACTAATCTTGTTAGCAATGAAATTAGAAAATATATATCAGAAGGCAATATAGAAAAAGATATTGCAACGCTGAAAAACATTTGGTACTCTGATAGTGAAATCACTTTTGACGATATCAAACAATCAATCAAAGAAACGTACGATAAGAAAACCGAGGAAGCGTCAAAGAAAAAAAAGGCGAACTTGGTCTTATCAAAAAAGGTTGGTAGTGATGAATCACGAACTAATCAAACATCCCCTTGGGATAACGTTAACACCTTTGATGATTTGTCGATGCTTCGTTTTAAGTGATTTAATGTTATATAAGGACTGAATCGATAGGGAGCCGTAAGGGTAACCCCGAAGGTTAGCTAATTGAAATACAAATTAATTAACTTTTAAGGGAGGCTATTATGGCTGGTTACGTAGTCAATTCAACTAATACTGTTAACAATGGTATTTTAAAACAAGTTTATTCCAAACTTGCAATCAATGCTTACAATTCTGAAAATAAAGTACTAAGTCAAATTAAAAAAACGTATGATTTTACAGGCTATCAAAAAGTGTTCTCTGTACCATCATCTTTTTCCGGCGGTGTTGGTTCCGCATCTATTCCAACAGTTTCACCTTCAATTGATAGAAATGCAGTTTTACTAAGAAAAAAAGTGTACTCTAAAATTGAAGTAGACCGTGAAGCTGCAATGGCATCTAAAACAAGTGAAGGCGCATTCTTTGAATACACAAAGTATGCAATGAAAAAATGTGTTGAATCTTTTTTAAGAAATCAATCAAGGATATTGTTTGGTGGAACCGGAGCATCCAGTGGAGCAATGGGTGGGGATGGGTTACTAGGAACCACAAACACAGATATTACAGCAAGTACAACCTCAATTGTTATTGTTGAAACTGGAAATGAATCTGTATGGGAAGAACAAGACATTGTTGATATTTACGACGGAGCTACATTAAAAAGTAAATTTTTAATTGAAGCTGTTGCAGTAAATGCAACAACCAACGTTGTAACACTAACTGTATCCAACGTATCACACGTTGCAGACGATGCTACAAACGGTCTTAGCCTTTATATGCAAGGGTCAAAAGGCGCAGAGCCTGTAGGCCTTAGAGCCGTAGCAGATATGAGTGGGACAGCTACATTGTATGGCTTATCATTTGGGCGCAGATGGCAAATGAACACAATAGATGCAAGTTCTGCCGGAATATCTGTAGACTTATTGAATCAAGGAATGGTTGAAACTGAAAGACGTTTCGGTCATGCACCTAAATTAATCGTTGCTTCCTATAAACAATACAGAAAATTATTAAATCTTATTGAAGATGCAAAACGTTATCCAATGAAATCTGTAGAAAAAGTAGGCAAAGGATATTTCTCTTTTGAAGCTCTTGAGTTTATGTCTTCAAACGGACCAGTGCCTATTATTCCTGAAAGATTTGTGGATGACGATAGAATTTACGGACTCAACACAGATCCAGAATGTTTAAGAATTGAACATGCACCTAACTTCGGTTGGTTCGAAGATAATGGGGAAATAATTTTCCCTGGTTATGTTGGCGGCGGCTCGAGCGACACGCTCATGGCCATTTACGGGGGATATTGTCAAAACGTAATATTGCCTCCCGCGCATTTCTGTATAAAATCATTGGCTTAATAAACTAAACACAAAGAGTGGGGGTTATAAAACACCTCCGCTCTTTTTGTACATTAAAAGGAGTGACTCTCATGTTAAGAAACCCAGTAACAACTCAAAGAAGCGTAAGAGTACTTGCCGGAAACGTTGCAAGTAATGCATTAGTAGAAGGTGAATTTGATTCAAGCGTAGCAGTCGCATCAAGCGTATACACATTTACATTTAATGAACCATTTGCAAGAGATCCTGTGTGTGTTGCTTCCTCTCAAACAGCAGCTAAAAACTTACAGGTGCACACAATATCAACCTCGGGTTTTAAAGTAAGTTCATTTGCAGTTGACGGTACAACACCGGCAGACGCAGATTTTTCATTCTTAGTTTGGGGATTTGATGCGGCAGACGAAGTATAAGGAAATATAAATCATGGGTCAAACATATAAGCAGCAATATGCAGATAAATTTGTTTTCAATAAATCAGTAAGTGCAAGTGGAATTATTGGAAACAATTCTTATGATGTATCGGTTGAAAGTAAAGTAAATATAGTAGTGTCAGGAGCAGGAGCAGCTAACGAGGTTACTATTAAAGGTAGAATCTTTAAAGCTGCATTTGCAACTATTTCTACTATTACAGGTGATACAACCGGAATAATGCTTGATGTGTCTATTTATGATGAAATACAATTTGATTGTACTAATTATGATAGTCAAGCTTTTACAATAAAAGCATCGGGTTTTATAATACTTTAAAATTACTATAGACGAGGTAATATAAATGGCTACTTTTAAACAACAAAATGCAGATAAATTTAGATTTAATCACGTAATAACTGGAACTGGTGTAATAGGCAACACTAGTTATCCCATAGAAGCGGAGCGTAGTTTAAGAGTAGTAGTACTCGGGGCTGATGCTACAAACGCGATAGTTGTAAGGGGTAGGATTTTAACCGGACCTGATGCTTCGGCTTGGGTAGACCTTGCAACTGTAACAGCCGATACGACTGGGACCACTATTGCTGTTGATATATACGATGAGTTACAATTTGAATGTACTGTGTTTGATGCTGTATCAACTAGCCTTGAAGTGTGGGCATCTGGGTTTGTCAACATAACTCCCGCATCGTCAACAGTAGGAAATGTCGACGGCCCGCTAACATCCACAGACAATGCCGTAGCCCGATGGGACGGGGCCGCCGGGGATACCTTGCAAGACAGCGGTATTATAATCAGTGACGGTAATGTTATAACCGGAGCAACCAATATTATTTCGGGAAAACATGTATCGTTAAATAATGCTAACGCTGCTTTTGTATCTGCTTACGATACGCCAACTACTCAAACCGCGGATCAAAACGGGCTTGTGTTAGATTACGACACTAATTTTACGACAAATTCAAATGCTTTAACTGGAGTAGTAATTAATATTGACGGAACAGATGTTACAAATAAATTTTTTGTTGTAGCATTGAAAGATTCTGTCCCAGTTTTTACGGTTGATATAGACGGCAACGTTTTTTTTGATGGCACAATAAATGGAACAGATCCGGCATTGTTTATAATAGGCCCTGGGTTATCGACGGACAACGCTTTGGTAGTTTATGACGGGGTTGACGGGGCTTTAGCAAAAGATTCTGGTTTATTAGCCTCACCTACTATAAATGATTTAGTTGTTCCGGGTGTTTTTGAAAGTAAAAGTTTATTTTATGTAAATGCAGGAGACTTTGTAAGCGTAGGTACCCAAACTCCACAAGTAGGATCATTAGTTGTGTTAGAGAGTGCAAGTACTAGTGAGGTATTGGAGTTAAATTCTCAAATCGCTGGCAATACAGGAGTTGTTTTAACTGCAAATCATTTAGAAACTGGAGCTTTAAATAATGCAATTTTTAGTATCAATGCAAATGCTTGGGATGATATTTTTTCTTCACTTCAAATATATTCACAAATTTTATTTAGTATCATCGATCCTACTAATACCACACAAACTGGGAAAATAGATTTTTATGTAATGGAAAGTGGCATTGCAACTAACATCATGCAGTTAAGTGGGGATGGACAAATAAATCTCAATCACATTACAACAATTACTAACGATCAAGACGATAATACTTTAAAATTAATTAGCACCAATGGTGTATCTCAACTTGGACCTTCTATATCATTCTTTTACGATAACACCGTAGGCGTAGCAGGAGATATCGTTGGAGATTTACATACACAAGGTAAAAACGCTGCCGGGGATACTATAAATTACACAAGATTAATGATGACGATTGGAGATCCGGCGGCGGGTAGTGAAATCGGAATGTTTGATTTTCAAGTAAGAAACGGGGCCGCTTTTAATTCAATATTAACGATAGATGCCGACGGACCTAAGGTAGACAGTAATCTTCTTGCAGCAAGTTCTGTTATATCCGTAACCGACAATGCTTTGGTAAGATTTGACGGTGTCACGGGTGCAATTATACAAGATTCAACTGCAACGATAGACGATACAGGCGTTTTAACCATGGCGGGTGAAATTGCTATGGGGACGAATAAAATAACAGGCTTAGGAGATCCAACTAACCCACAAGATGCGGTTACTAAAAATCATTTCGACACGGCTCAAGTAGCTTCAAACGTAAGTATGTCTGTTATTGGAGCACCAACATATTCAAGCGTACAAGATTTGCAAAACGTGTTTCATTCTGCTGGATGGCTTTCCGGAGGAGACGTAACAGACAATCTTGATGGAACAGTTGCAGTGGCATCTGGAACCGGTGCTATAAGATCTGGAGCAAGTGCTGTATCCGAGCTATTGTTTTTTGATTGGGCAGCTTCGGCTAGCAAGGCACTAACCGATTTGGTGCAAAATTATATTTACATAGATTATAATGCAGGAACGCCGGCAATCGTAGTTTCTATAAGCCCACAAACTGATTTTTTTCAATTTATAGAACTTGCAAGAGTATATCGAAAAGGGACAGAGCTTCATATTAATGAATCCTTTAGACAAGCCGTAGGCGATCATGCATCCTTAATGTTACAGTTTAATGAAGATATAATGCCCTACGCTCATGCAAGTGGATCTGCTATTTCTGAAACCGGGACAAGAAACATTGGAGTAACGGCGGGGGTTTTTTGGCAAGGGCTTACACGTTTTACCACAACAGCTTTCGATTCATCCGTTGCAGGAACATTTTCATACTTTTATAGAGACGGGATAGGTGGATGGACAGAAGTAACAGCACAAACTCAAATAGATAACACACAATATGATGACGGAAGCGGAGCATTAGCAACGCTAACAAATAACCGTTATGGTGTGCATTGGATATATCAAGAAACCGATTCCGATATTGTAGTAATATATGGACGAGGTGATTACAACACACTAGCTGCTGCTCAAGATGCAGATCCTTTTAATGATGTACCGCCAAGAATTTCAACACAAGGTTATTTGATTGGTAAAATTATTATTCAAAAATCCGCTTCAAGTTTCGCTGAAATTAATTCTGTTTTTGAATCAAGTTTTAGTATAAGCCCTACAAACAATCATAATGAATTATCAGGAATACAAGGCGGTGCTGCTACGGAATATTATCACTTAACTACAAGTGAGCACACAGTAGCAACACAAGCGGCCACAACGTCATTAGACGGATTTTTAAGTTCAACAGATTGGAACACTTTTAATGATAAAGTTGATGGCCCTGCTAGTTCAAGTGACAATATAATTCCTAAATTTGATTTAACTACTGGAAAATTATTACAAGAATCTGGCATTACGTGTGATGACAGTAATAATTTAACCGGACTTGGCACGTTAAACACTCGTACAATAGCAAATTGGGTAGACGGACCAGGAACCTCAACCGATGGCTATATAGCGTTATGGGACGGTGTAACCGGTAAATTATTAAAAGATTCAACCTATGATCCTTCTACCATAGTAATTGGCCCGGCAAGTTCAACCGACACAGCAATTGCTTTGTATAATGGTATTACTGGGAAAATAATCAAAGATTCAGTAGTGTTGGTTGATGTTAGCGGGAATTTAACTGGGCTTGGCACGTTAAACACTCGTACAATAGCAAATTGGGTAGACGGACCAGGCAGTGCAAGTGACGAGGCTATTGCAAGATTCGATTTAACCACAGGAAAACTTATACAAAATAGTGGAGTATTGATAAGTGATACTAATGTTATAACCGGGGTGACTTCAATTGTATCCGGTAAAGTAGTGGTTCAAAATAATGCTGTAGCTGCAGCACCGGCGTATGTAAGTACATATACCGCACCTTTCACACAAACCGGAGCAATGACGGGGTTGGTATTAGATTATGACACTAATTTTACCACAAATGTAAATACCTTCGCTGGTGTAGTAATAAAAATAGACGGCACAGATGAAACAGGGAAAGTATTTTTCAATTTCTTTAAAGATGCTGGCAGTGTTGCCTCAATGGATATAAACGGTAATTTAGTTTGCGGAACTGTAAATGGCGTTAATGTAACAACGCTTACGGGGGATGTAAGCGGCCCCGGTATAGCAGTCACAGACAACGCCATTCCAAGGTGGGACACTACAAGCGGAACAAATATCCAAGGATCAGGCGTAATTATAGATGATAGTAATAATATAACAGGGGTTAATAATTTAACTTTAGGTGGGGGAACGATAACGCTTTCTGTTGACACTAATTTTGTATTAACAGGCGGTGTAAATGGAGTTTCATTTGATAGCGGAGTACTTTCAATTGATGCAGCTAATAATCGAGTAGGTATCAACACAACTGCACCGACTGCAAGTTTTAATGTAAATGGCGGCACTACTCTTTTTGGCTCTGTTGGAACTGATGGATGGATAGCAACGGGTGCAAGTGGGGTTGGGGGATTTAGTAGCGAAACAAGAACTACATACGCATTTACGGGACTAACAAACACTGGAACTGGGATTAATTGGGGATTATATCAAGGGGTTAAATACACTACAGGTATAATTAGCGGGGGTAGTGAATCCCAAGCGGACGTTGCCGTTAGTTATGATATTGATATACCAAGATGTACTTTAGGGGCTGAAGTAAGGGATTATTATGGGATTCGTACTCGAGCATTTGGTGCGACCGTATTTACAGACCAATTAACCATTCCCTACAATACAGGACTTGTTACTGGACACTTAATTGACCTTGATACGAATATTACATTTACGAATGCAGAACGAAACGTAACAGGACTTGAGATATTAATAGATAGTGGAGTTTCTGGTTCGTTTACAAGGGATTTAATAGTTGGGAAATCAGACACTACGGTTTCGCTAAGATTGTCTGCAAATGGTGCTGCCGTATTTAACGAAGCGGGCAATGCGGTTGATTTTAGAGTTGAGGGAGATACCCAAGATGAGCTTTTATTAATTAGAGGGGATGTCGATAAGATTAAAATTGGTAACTATAGTACATCAGAAGACTTTTTTGCCAGATTAACGGTTACAATTCCAACTTCTGCTCTTGGAAACCCAAGAGTACTTGGAGTTTATAGTGGAACATTAACCGGAATAGCTGCAAGCAGTTCTCAGGGAACAATACTTATATCTCCTGGCTCTCAAGAGCGCGCAACCGGTAATATAACTGGTGGCGATTTTGCAGATAGTAAAATATTTGGACCAGAGTACAAAGCGGTTGGCGCATCAACTTATACCCATACCAATGCGCTATATGTAGCCGCTAGTTCTCAAGGAGCTAATGTTACTATAACAAATAATTGGGCTTTAGGATTAAGTGGTTCTGCTCAAATGATAGGCGGTGGCTTTTATATTGATCGTACAGGAGGTACGGGAACAACAGCGGTTCCAACTAGTGCGCTTGATTTACATGTTGCTGATAACGGGACTTGTGCTATTATGCGAATCAATGCAACTCAAGCAAATGTCACGGCATCGGATACGTTTATAGAATTTAGATCAACGTCTGGGGTAGAAGGATCGATTGCAGGAACTGGATCGGCCGGAGTGTTGGCATATAATACTTTTACAGGAAGCCATTGGTCTCAATTCGATGATTCGAGGGTTAAGGTTGAAAAGAAGGTTGAAAAGAAAGTGGATAAATTTAAAAAGATAGAATCTTATACGGAACAAGATAAGGACGGAAAAACCGTTTATAAAGAGAGAGAAGTTGAATGTGAAGAGGAAAAAGAGATTATACTTAATTATGCAAACATTGAAGATGGAACATTACTAGTTACATCCGGTAAAATATGTAAATGGGAAGGGGAAGTTGCAAATCATCTTCCGATGGTAAAACTAAGCGATAAAAAAGAAGATAAAAAGATTTATGGCGTATTTGGTGGATGCGACAAAGACGGCGATGTTATGGTTTTAGCAATTGGTTCAGGTTTAATTTTAGTTTGTGATGAGGGTGGGAAAATAGAATCCGGTGATTTACTATGTTCGTCTTCAAAGCCCGGATATGCAATGCGATATGATGGAAACGATATGCGAGTTGTGGTTGCTAAGGCTAGGGAAGACTTTAACTCTAAGAATGGTAAAATTGCATGTACTCTATTAGGAGGTTAATATGCGTTTTGATTGGTGGTTATTTTTTGTAAGACTATCTCAACATTTGCCAAAAGTAATTTTGAAAAGTATTTTATTTATACACAACGTAATCACTAGTTTTTTAAAATTATTACTAGGAAGGTAAAAAATGAGTAGCGTAATATTTGATACCGACAAGGTTAAGACTTTATTAAGCGGCGGCATAAATTTCAACGACGAGGCTTCACACTTAGTGGGTACGTTGGATCCTACAAGTGTTGCAGTGAATGCGCCTAAAGGAAGCTTGTACTCGTCTATTACTACGGGAAACACCTATCGTAAAACAGATGCGGGAAGCACAACTAATTGGATTATTTTAGATTCAGGCGGCACGTCTGCTTTAATAAGTGATGGGGGAACTCAACTTGATGTGAATATATCCGGCGGGGTTAATTTTAATAATGATACTAGAATAATTAACGGCACCGACGATCCAACGTCTGTAGCAAAAACAGGAGAAATCGGTAGTTTGTATCAAGAAACAACGGTAGGGGCTTTATATGTAAAAAAAGACACAGGAAGTTCTACGAATTGGAATAGATTTGAAATTCATGACCCCGCATATGTTCAAGTCATGAGAACAATTGATCAAATTATTGTAACTGGTGGGGCACCTCAAACAATTCTTTTTGATTCTGTAAAATTTGAAGAACCTGCTGGATTATATAATCCAGCAACTGGGATTTTCACTGTAGGAGTGACCGGAGTATATACGGTAAGTGTAAATTTTGTTTTACGAGCTGGTTTTTCAAATTCAACTGTAACAATAGGATTTAGTGGAATAGAAGCTAGCTTTGGTGTTGATTATACAGTTACTTTTGATACCGACAATTTGGGATATGATCATGCTGTGTCTGCTAGCGTAATGGCATTTAAAGCTGCAACAGACACATTGGGAATTTATGTTTCTAACGTGAGCGGTGGCGGATCCGTGGTGGCTGTTGGAAACAAATGTTCTTTATCTATAAAAAAGGAGATTATGTAAATGCCGTTTATAACATTAACCAGTGGGTTAACAATAAAAGTTCCAACACTAGGGACTCGTAATTGGGGTACCACTATTTTTACCGATACGTGGACAAAAATATCTCAACATGCTCATACGGGTTCGCCCGACGGAAATCAAATAACTGCAAGTGGCATTGCAGCGGGAACTATTACAACCACACAAATTGCTAATGACACAATTTTAAATGAAGATATAAACAGCGCGGCAGCGATAGCGTATAGCAAGCTAGCGTTAACCGATTCAATTGTTAATGCTGATGTAAATTCAGCGGCAGCAATAGATTATAGTAAACTAGCATTAACAGATAGCATCGTTAATGCAGATGTTAACAGCGCGGCAGCGATAGCGTATAGTAAGTTAGCGTTAACCGATTCAATAGTAAATGCAGATGTTAACACCGCAGCGGCAATAGTATATAGCAAGCTAGCGTTAACCGATTCAATCGTTAATGCTGATATAAACAGTGCGGCAGCGATTGCGTATTCTAAGTTAGCAATAGCGGACTCGGATTTAACAATTGCAAAGACCTCGGGATTACAAGCTGCTTTAGATAGTAAGTTAGGCGATTCGTTAGCAGACGGAAAAGTTTGGATTGGAAATGTGAGTAATCTTCCAATTGAAATTACATTATCAGGAGATGTAACGGTTAGTAATGCAGGGGTAACAACAATCGGAGCAGCTACGGTTACCAATACAATGTTAGCGGGAAGTATTGACGACTCTAAATTAAATACGATTACTACGACTAATAAAGTTTCAGGAAGTGCAATACAATTACAAGTTAATAAAGGAATAACAGACAGCACAGGGTTAGGACTATTACTTGACGGGGCTACCTTATCAGTAGGAGCAAGTGGGTTAAAAGTTAACTTAATTACTAATACAGAAGTGGATAACGCTGCCGGCATAGCATATAGCAAGCTAGCATTAACCGATTCAATCGTTAATGCGGATGTTAACAGTGCAGCAGCAATAGCGTATTCTAAGTTAGCATTAACCAACAGCATTATAACGGGAGATATTGTAGACAATAATATCACTAGCGGTAAAATAGCTTTAAACCTTGCTTTAGGAAACGCGTCAACGTTAACACCGGCAGGAACTACTGAAACTTTGAATTTCGATTTAGGAAACAATCAAATAATAGACTTAGGATCTGCAAGTGGAGATGTAACCTTAACGTTATCAAATCCACAAACAGGAGCTAAGTATATAATACTTGTAATTCAAGGAGTAACTCCAAGAGATTTAATCTGGCCAGCAGCTTGTTTGTGGCCTCAAGGACAAAAACCGATAATCAATACAGCAAGTGAAACACATAAGATAGAATTATTTTATAACGGTACAAATTACTTTGGTGATTGGAACGTTAATTACTCATAGGAGACAAACTATATGGCAATAGCAACAGAGGCAGCTAAAGGAGCGGCTAGTGGAATGTGGGCAGGTTTTCCAGGTGCGGTGTTTGGCGGGACATTAGGCGCATTAGGAAGCTATCTTCAAGCGAAGGAATTAAAAAAACAAAAGAAAATGGAATTACAAGTAAATGCAGCAGATAAACTAGCGGCATCAAGACAAAATGCCGCACAAATGAAACTACAAGGACAACAAGATGCTTATAATAGAATGATGCAAGCATATCAAGCAGCACTAGGAGGTTATTAAAATGATGAATTGGAATATGGAAGAAGAAGAAAGTGACAAAGAAGCAATGCCATTTAAAGTTAAAGAAGCCTATGATAATTTATGCGATGCTTTAAATGAAGCTGGGATGGATGAACCGAGCTTTTTTAAAAACATGTCGAAAGGCAAAGAAGAGTATGAAGACAAGGCAATGCCTGTAGAGGAAGGAGACAAAGAACAACCGGAAATGGAAGGCAAAGACGCTAAGAAAAACATGATCATGATGATACTTAAGAAAAAAAAACTTGGTAAATATAAAGAACAAGAGGAAATGTAATGTCACTAAGAAGAGTGGATTTATTAGTTAACGAATGTAGAACACAAACCGGAAACGAGGATTTTTCAGAAAATGCCGGGATATCTGATGAGCAAATTATAGCCTATATAAATCGGGGGCAAGAGAGATTACAAAGTTTAATATTTGCTGTAAATCCTGAAATGTTTTTAACAGAGTCTACTATTTCCACAACCGCTAATACTAATTCTTATGACGTGCCTTCACTTGCATATATAAAAGGGCGTGTTCAATTAGTTGAGTACACTTCCATTAGTTCGGACTCAACACAATATTATCAATTAGACCAGGCGCCGTTGAATGAAAAACGTGAGTGGATGCAAGGAGAACCGTGTTATTACATAAGACGTGGCACTAATCTTCTTATTTATCCAATACCACAAACAAGCAATGGGTTATTAAAAGTAACCTATCAAAAAACACTACCTAAATTAGATAAACGTAGAGGCACGGTTTTAAGTGCTGTATTAGACTCTGGAACGTCTACAATCACAACCTTAACTATGGATGTAAATGAGTTTTTAGATACCATTACACCGTTAAATAACGGTCTTATTACAATTGTAGACACTTATGGTTCAATAAAAATGAAAGGCATACCAATAACAGCGATCAATGAAACAACCGGGGTTGTAACAGTTGCTTCATTTACCTATGCATCTGGGGAAACAATATCAGCCGGAGATTTTATGGTCACGGGAAATTACAACACTACACACTCTGAATTGTCTGATATGTGTGAAAGGTATTTGATCGAGTATGCATGTTATAAAATTTATAAACAAGATTCTAACAGCGATAGCGTTGGCTCAACAGAAGAGTTACAAGCAATTGAAAGAGATATCGTTGATAGTTATGCGATGACCGATAACGATATTGATTATATACCGATATTAAATCAAACTTATTTGTATTCAGATATATAGTGAAAAAACATGGCCAATTATATACATAAGAAAAGATATGACAATCACTTTGGGCTTGATTTAAAAGCAACTGACTTGATACGCCCAGAAAATTTTGTATCATCAATGTTAAATGCCGAATACATGGCAAGCGGTGCAATTAACAAAAGAAAAGGTTATCAAGTTATAGCTAATTTAACAGCTGATAAAATTCATGGTATTTTTTCTTATAACAAAATAAATCCCAGAACATTTGCAGATGAGTCACAAATAATAGGCGTAGGCGCAAGCTTATATAAATTAAATTCAACTACGATCACTGTAACATATAGCGGAGCTGCAACTTCGGCTTTGTTATCAGTTTTCTATTCATCTGATGATTCGGAGTATCAATTAACTTTATCAGAAGATAATACAACGGTTTTAACTCAAAGTTTAGGAATTGGTTTTGATGAGGTAACCCCGTATACAATTGCCGATCTTGTAACTGATATTACAGCGGTAACTAATTTCAGTGCCGTGGCAAGTGGGGATTCAACTGTCCCGGCAGCTTTTACAAGAATAACAAGAGATTATGATTTAATAGTAAATGATTTTGTAGGAACGAGTTATTATTGGAATGCAATTAATCAAACAGTATCGGCACCGTTTCAATCATCTATAGATAATAAAGAAAATGTGGATTTTGAAAATCTGTCCTTTGCACAATTACGAAACGTTGCTTACTTATCAAACGGCTATGATGATTTACATAAATACGACGGGCAAACTTGCTATAAAGCAGGGCTTCCCGATGTATCTTCTTTGACAGCTGTCAAGCTAGCCGTGGCGGGCAATCTAACGGGTGATTATTTTTATAGAACGAGATACATTCAATACGATGCGGCAGGGAATATAGTAGAGGGAAATGTTTTAGATCCGGTTGCTCATACAGGCGGAACCTTGGCCAGTGAAACAATGACTGTAACAGTAGGGAATATACAAACAGGAAGCGGCTTTAACACTAATAGTGCGCAAGTAGACGGCAATCAAAACGGTGTATTAATAATTATAGTTGACGCGGGTCATACAATGAAGGTTGGAGATACCGCCTTTTTTTGGGATGGGGTTCAAAGTAAATACATACAAAGAGAAGTAACCGGAATTGCTGCAACCACTATAACAATTAGCACTACAAGTCTTGACACAGATTCAACTTCTCATACATATGATTTAGGCGGCGTTGTAAATGTGGTAAACAACTATCCAATTTCTAATAATTTAAGAATAGGGTTATATAGAATAAAAAATGCCGGAACTATTTATTATTTGGTTGAAGAGCTTCCTAATTTTTCGGGTGCTTCCACACAACAATATATAGACGATATAGCAGATAGTTCATTGACAATTGAGTTAGTGCTTCCGATAACTGATAGAAGTTTACCTCCTAAGGGTAAATACATAACAACGCATCAAAACTTATTAATCGTGGCCGGAAATTATGAGGATAGAAATTTAGTATATTGGTCTGACATAGATTTTCCCGAGTATTTTCCGTCTGGAGCTAACTTCGAAATCATGGACACTGTGGCCGGAGATGTAATAACAGGCGTCATTTCAAGTGGACCATATTTGGCAATAGGGAAAACAAGGTCAATGCGTTTAATGTCCGGCACACTAGGGGACAGTAATTATAGAAACGATTTACTTACACAAGACATAGGATGTATTGCACACTCAACATTAACCGAAGGGGATGGGATAATTTATTATTGGTCTGACAAAGGCCCTTACATGATAGTAAATGGACAAATTCCAGTTCCGGTAGGTTTAAGTGTAACGGGCGGCGGAAGACTTGAGACAGTTTTTTTACAAGAAGGTATCGAGCAAGAATTTCAATACATTAAGAAAAAAGCAGTATCTCTTAACGATAGATTAAATAAAAAATGGATTACATTCATTCCTTGTGAAACTTTATCCTCTGGAAATGAAAAATACTCGAACGAAAATTCAAGATTATTCGTCTATGATTATTCAAGAGATGCGTGGGTAGTATGGTCAAACATGAATATAACAAACGGAATAACATTACATAACGGAGAATTGTTTTTCACAGAAAAAACTTATTCAGATTTTGAAGATGCTCTTATATATAAAACCTTTAAAAGGCATAATTTAAACGAAGCTTGGGATTATGAAGACAACACCGAAGCAATTGATTTTTCATACGGCAGTAATTGGGAGACTTTAGGGGAGCCTAGTATTTATAAAAAACCTTTAAAATTTAGATTATTTGCATTAGAAAGCACTGTTAATTCAGAACCAACAATTTCATTTGATCAGGAAAATAATTTTTTATTTAGCATAGCAACCTTAACTAAGAGTTTGCCTCAACCGTTTGGCGGTTATGGGATAAGTGAGTACGGAGTTGTTGGATATGGGGAGATAGCAGAGCCTTTTTTTGAATCCTCTTTAAGAAGAGATAAGGTTAGATCAATGAGGTTAGTTTTTAAAAACAGCGAACATCAGCAAAATGCGATTATAACAGGTTGGGAAGTTGAATATAATGCGCCGTTTGATGTTCAATTTAAGAAATAGGACAAGTACAATGAGATTCACTAGTTTTAAAGAATTTAAATCAGATTACAGCAATGCAAGAAATTATTTGTCTGTAGAATTGCCTCAAACATTACGTGATTTATCTAGTGGGTTAACTAAATTAAATTTTAATGACAACTTTGTTTCATTTACAAAAAGCTTAATCATAGCAGCTAATACAGAAACAACTATAATTAATGAATTAAGGTCCGCTGCTGGACAAAAAATAATTCCAACACAACGATTTATAGTAAGAGGAAATGAGTTTGCAAGTTATGTGCAGGATGGGGCAACAGAATGGACAGCTGATAATTTGTATTTAAAAAACTATCACGGCAGCGGTGTTGCAGTTTTTACAGTAATATTTTTTAAGTAAAGGGGATATAAACATGGGTTTAATAGATTTAGGTTTTTTTAATCAAGAAAAAGAAAGAAAAAAAGAGGAAGAGCTTGAAGCTCTTCGTACCCAGAAACAAAACAACGCACAAAAACAGAAAATGGAATTGTCCTTAGAAAAAGGGCGCAAACGCGGAGAAGAATTGTTTCAATTGTCTCCGGAAGAAAAAGCCAAGAATGAAGAGTTGCTTAAAAGATATGAAGATTATTCGAAAGGTTTGTCTGCACAAGAACTGCAAGGGTTTAGAGAAAATGCGGCCGCTAAAGCCGCGAGTGATTATGCAACTTCGGCTCGACAAATGAAGGTGGAAGCAGGTGCTCAAGGTGGTAGAGGTGGAGCGTTATCCGGACAATTAGGGCAATTAAAACAAATGCAAGCTCAAACAGGATTACAGAACGAGCGAGATATATTTTTACAAAACGTTGGGATGCAACGCACAGGATTAGATCAATATGGACAAGCTATTTCAGCGATAAGGAAGGAAGAACTTGCAAGGGCTGCAGGCATAGGTGGAATGGAAACAGCCTACGGTGGGCTGCAAGCCACAAATCAAGCCCAACAATCGGCCTTAGAAGCAGCGCTGCTTCAAGCACAACAGCAAGCAGCAGCAATAAGACAAAGCAATAGTGGAGGCACATGGCTTTGCACAGAAGCTATTTCAATCAGCGGGGAGAATGCAAAGTTGTTACGTAAATTTAAATTATATGCGTTAAAGAATTTTAAAGCAGATACTAAATTTTATATAAAACATTGTTGGGAACTTGTAAGTAGAATGAAAAAAGAAAATGCAGATTGGAATGTGAATAAAAAATTTGTAAAAGAAGTTTTAAGTTTAATAAAAGAAAATAAATTAAAAGAAGCATACATACAATATAACAATTATGTAACACAATTAATAAATAAACATTGGTCTGATTGTGATTATGATAGGCAACTAATAGGGGTTAATAAACATGGCTAATAAGTTTGATATTAATGAATTGTTTAAGATTCCACAACCGGAACCTATGCAAACAAAGTTCAATTGGGACGAGGCATTAAATCAGGTGAAAGAACAGCCACAAGCAATTCCTGTTAATCCGCACACTAGAAAAGCAATAGCTATGCAAGATAAGTCTAAAGTGATTCCTATCCCGCCGCCAGTGAAACCAGTGGAACAACCACAACCTATCGAGCCACAAGCGTTGCCTCAAGAGTATGAGAAACCAAAACAACTTGATACCTGGGGAGCAATTCTTGCCGGGGCAATTCCTTTACTAGCAAGCGGGCTGTTTGGCGGATCCGAAGGTTTACAGCATGGGGCTAAAGGCGGTGCGCAAGCAATAGAAGGTGTTCAAAGGGCAACACAAGAAGAAAATAAATTGATAGATCAACGCAATAAAGAATTAATGGCTGCGAAGCAAGAACAAGCAAAATCAGAATTAGAAAAAAACAAATGGCAACAAGAGTTTCAATTAAAACAACAAGAATTTCAAATCAAAAAACAAGATTTGAATATGAAACTAGATAAACATTTAAAAGAATCTAATACAATTCCGGAAGCAATTTCTAAATTAGAAGGGGATTTAAGAAAAGAATTTAAATCTGATCCTAGGGTAAAAGATTACTATGAATTGGCCACTGCAGCAAATACAGTATTAAAATACGACAAAATGCCTTCAAAAGACTTAAAGGGAATTAGGCAAGTAGACATATTATTTGGATTCATGAAGGTGCTAGATCCGGGCAGTCGTGTAACAGGTTCGGAAGTTGCACTCTCTAAAGAGGCAACCCCTACGGCCAAAAAATGGGCACTAATGTTAAATAAATTTAATTCTGGAGATATAGCGGATAAAGACACTGTAACCGAAATGATTGAGATTACAAAAAGAAATATGAATGCTGCAGCGGAGGGGTTTAATACTGTAAGAGAAGAAATGGCGCAATTAGCTTCTGGGTATCCCGGAGTAAGATTAGAACAAGTAACAACACCGTCAAAGCAATTGCTTGAAATAGAAAATCAACCGTTAACAAGACAAGAAAAAATCAAGCAAGAAATTGAAAGAAGAAAAAAGAAGTTGGGGAAATAAAAAATGCCTAATTTAAAAAGAATAGAAGACATGACGGATGAAGAATTATTGTCGGAACTAGAAGATAAAGAAGATTTAACCAAATTATCTGACGATGAGCTTCAACTAGAATTACAAAAAGAACAAGAAGCGGCCCCTTATGAGGAAGGCCTTATTGGGAGTGCTGTAGAAGGTGCAGAATCACTTTTAGGAGCTGGGTTAGAAAAAGTTGGGCGTATATTGTCTCCTTTAGACGAATTTGCTAGTAAATATGTAAGCAATCCACTAAAAGCCAGTTATGGTGCATATCAAACAGGACAAGGAGCTGGGCAACAATTCAAAGCATTAGTAGAACAATTTGGTAAAGCAAGATTACCTACAACGCCTGAATCTTGGAAAGAAATAGCTCAAAAAGGCGGGATACCAAAAACATCTTTAAGCGAAGTAGCACCTGAATTATTTTCTAAATCAGGGCAAGAATGGCTTAAGCTAAGAAAGGGCGGGATGTTAGACGTGTCTCCGGCAGGGGTGGTTGGCGGAGTAACTGAAATAGGGTTAAGCCCTACAAGCTATTTGCCTTATGGTGCAGCTTTAAAAGGGTCGGCTAAAGCGGCATCCGGCTCGGTTAAGCTTGTAGGAAAGGGGACTTTAAAAACAATAGAGAAAATGGCCGAAGGAGCATCAAAATTTACCCCCAAAGAATCAAAGCTTGCGGGACAATTAAATAAAATATCCGAGGTAGCACAAAAAGGAGGGCAAGCCCTTAAAAAAACAAAAGACATACCGTTAAAACCAAACGCTAAGGAAATAATAAAAGCTGCGAAGGATTTGAATGTCCCAGCAACTAGCGGGATGTTGTCTGCTAGTGAAGACGTTGCAAAGTTGGAGCAAGCATTGGCTTCAAACCCTTCTAGTATGGCAAAGCCAACAAGAGAAATGTTTAGTAAATTAAAAACAGGCTTAACAAACACTACAAAAGAAATAATGAACGTTGGGGAAGAAGGAGTTAAACTAACAGCCGATGAAATAGGTGTGGCTATAAAAGAAAAAGCATTTAAAGTATTTGAAGACAAATTTAACAAGCTTGGAAATGTTTATGACAAAGTAGCAAACAAATTTAGAACAAGCAAAGTTCCAAATTTGAAACTTGTTTCTACAACTGTAAATGATATAAAAAACAATATTGGTAAATTTAAAATATCAGGAATACAAAACAAAATAAAAGACACATTAAGTGATTTAGACCAAATAAAAACACTAGAAGATTTAAGAAATTTTAGAAGTGGATTAGGGAAAACCATATCTTCTGCTAGTTCTGGAAATGAAATAGATTTTGTAGTTCGCGTGAACGAGGCCATAGACAAGGCTATGGAACAAAACATATTATCTTCTTTTGGTAAAAAATCCACTTTATATAAACAATGGAAGAAAACAAACAAAGCTTACGCAAATGAAATAAATAATTTCAAACAATTAATTGGTTTATCTAAAGTTGATAAAATAGGGCGCAAGGGACAGTTGTTTGATAAATTAGAAAAAATGAAAGAAGAAGGTGTGGCAAACAAGATATTTAATTTACAAAATAAAAATAGGTTGCTTCATGCACAAAAAATCTTACCAGAAGAATTTGAGTTATTTAAAAAATTAAAGCTAGCGCAACTGACACCTAGTGATTTATCAGCAAAAAGATTACTAACCGAAATAGATAAAATGCCAGAGTATCAAAGAAAAATGTTTTTTACACCAGAAAAAACAGAGAAACTAAACGCTTTACGAACTGTTATAAAAGCAATGCCAGAGAATTACAACCCGAGTGCAACGGCTAAGTTTTTACCCTGGGTGATTGAAGCCGGGCAGGGTTCAAAAATGGGAGGTGTTTTTAGTAAAGTAAAAGATCTTGTGTCGCCGTCTTCTGCATTAGAAACTTTAGGCACAGCGGCCGAAGCAAGTAAATTAAAAGGCATTACTTCACAAGTTGGCACAACAGCACAAAGAGGTAAAAAAATGTCATTATTAGAAGAATTTGCGCCGTCTCGAACGGAAGGTATTCCTAGCGTTGGAATGAAAATAAATCAATTAATGCAAACAGGAATAAGGGCTAATGAGCCCACTCCGATGGATGAGTTTGACACACTTCCGCAAGCGAATAAGTATTTAGAACTTGCAGACAAAAAGGATATTCTTTTGAGTGGCGCAGCACAACAAATGTTAATGAAGTATCCGAGGTTTATGCAAGAAAAGATTAAAAACGAATTAATGAAAATTCCAGGAGCACCAACGGCAGACAAAGTAATGAGACTAGCCTTACCAGGATCGATTAAAAAAGAAGTTTTAAATGTATTGAACAGAGTTTATTATTCTAACACTCAAGATGAGCCAGTTACTTTTGTGCCGGAAGAAAAAAGAAACTCTGTACGTCAAGACATACATAACAATCCGGCTTTATCGTTAGAAGAAAAGGCTAATATGATTGACCAACTTAACCGCCATGGTAGTATTACTAATATCAAGGCAATAACAGGATTCTAAATGGATTCAATAGTAATGCAGTTTTTGGCTGTTTTGTTAGGGATTACATTTTCTGGAAACATATTTTTCTTTAAACGAATCATAAATAAAATAGACGTATTTGAAGACAAGCTAGAAGCTATTCATAAGGATTGGTATTACACTAAAAGCAAAATGGAATTAGTTGATGACAGAATAGAAAACATTAAACTACAATTAAAAGAAATTACAACTAATTGCAATAAATTACATCCTGTTAGAATATATAATAAAGATTGATATAAAAAAAAAGGGGGGTATATGCCACAAGTACTAAAGGATTTATTATCCAGTAAAAAGTTTTTAGTTATGATTTTAAGTTTACTTGGTGCGGTTGGGGTTCAATTTTTGGCCGATCCTATACACGCCGATAAATTAGCAGACATTATAGTAATGTTGGGTGGGTTATTTCTGGGATCACAAGGATTGGCTGATTTATCTAAAGCCAAGGCACAAATAGAAAACAAAATAAAATAATATGTTAACAACAATATGGAATGTGTTAAAAAACTTGCCTCAATTTTACGTTTTGCTTAAAGAAGTAGTATCTTTTTTATCTCGTTTTGTTGATTCGTATGAGAAGGCTCAAAAGTTAAAGGATTTGAATGAGGCGATAAAAAAGGCTAAGAATGAAAAAAATACAGAAAATCTTGAGAATTTGTTTAAAAAATAAAGATCAATTATTATTAATATTTTTACTTATATTTTTATTGGGCGTCATTGTGTCATTAACAAGTTGTGGCGGTGGGGAAGGACTTCCAAGTGGTTTTGATGGTAAGATTTGGGCAGGAGACTCAAGCGATGCTACTATCAAGCGTTCCCAGACTGGGGAAGTAATTTCAACCAGTGACTCTAAGTTTGACGATTATGCCGCAATATCATATAGTGATTTATCCTGTTTATATCAAGTATTGGTTTATAATTGTTTATCATGGAAACAAGAACACGTAGAGTGCAAGTCTTTATCAACCGACACAATTAAAAGAACGATAAGAAAGTACGATAAATGAATAAAAGAGATTTGTTTGTAAAAGAAGTAAAAAAATGTGTCAACATTCCCTATATTTGGGGTGGCAATAACGGAGACGTGGCATCAAAAAAAGCCGGGGTTGATTGCTCGGGGTTAGTGATATGGGGGGGCTTAAAATCCGGGTTGTGGAACAAAACGTTTGATGATACGGCCGCTGGGTTGTTTAATTCTTGTGTGTCTGTTAAGAAAATAAATAACGGCGATTTAATTTTTTATGGTAAAAACAGAATCACACATGTTATGATATTTATAGACGGTAAAGCTTTTGGTGCCACAGGTGGGGGATCAAAAACCACTACAAAAGAAATAGCAAAATCGATAGGTGCTAAGGTTTGTTATAAGCCTATATCGTATCGAAGCGATATATACGGCATAGGTTCCTTGCCTTTTTAATATTATATGAGTAATAATGACATAAAGTTATTTTTTGATATAGAGCCTAGAGGGCTTCATATAACGCAAGACCCGCATACGGGTCAATCCAAGATATCTTACAAAACATGGACGTTTAGAAAAGGTATTCTTGGACTTATTAAACAACAGTATTTCAAAGACCCTGTTGAGTGTAGACTTTCACTTGAAGTAATATTTAATTTAAAAAATAAAGATCATGATAAATTAATGTCGACTAGTAGGCCTGACTTAGATGATTTATTGGCCAATATAATAAAGCCTATGTCTGGTGTAGTTTTTCAGCGCACTGCACAAATTCAAGAAATGATGGTAAAAAAAATATATTCTAAAGACGAGGGCTATATAATGATAAATCTCAGGAAACTAGATTAAGTTTGTTTAATGTTTTTTCAATTTCATAGACAGTAAGAAGTTTTTTTTCTTTAGCTATAGAGTATAGTATTTCACGAATGTTTTCTACAGACATATTGGATTTGATTAATTCCTCTGTGTAATAAGACACTGCGTCTATTGTGTGTGGGATATTAAGTGTTGAGAAGTAGTTTTTCACAAGCAAAGCGACTTCTTGGGATTTATTAAACATAACAGTATTAAAGATAATGCTTTTTATAAAAAAAAGTAAATAATATTTATTTATCTTCATTATTATTTAAGTTATCAACAGAGTTATCAACCTGTTCATAAGTGTTTAAATCACCGATAAGGTTAGTGATTGAATTGCTTACTATCTCAAGTTTTTTCAAAGCGTCGTCAAATATTTCTATTTCATTATTGTTTTCTAATCTAAGTAATCTTTTGTCCATAACCGTTAATTCTAACTGAATTTCATCGATTTTGTCCATCATAATATTTATAGTCATAAGCATGTGTCCTTTGCAACAATTAATCATATTGGATGAGTTATCTTTTGTACAAGCAGGACATTCAGGATCATGAGGTATAGATTTTTCAAACTCTTCGTGTGTCATATAAGTAGTTCTCCTTAAAATGGTAGTTGTTCGGTAGAACCTGGTTGTATTGATAAAAATTTACCTATTTTATCTAACAAAAAAGCGTTTTTAGTAGACTTATGAAACTTAAGAAGCTCGTCTTTTTTAGTGTCCCAAACTTCTTGGATAGTAAGACCTTCAAACGGCGGATATTTAAACATAGTTTTACCCACGTCGTCTACTTTGTATTGAGGGGGGGTATTTTTATAGGTTTCACGTGAAACACTATTACCGTCATCGTCTTCCTCACAAGGAATGGCTAATAACGCGGCTAATTGTTGTCTCTTACCATAGGTAATTGCAGCCCCTAATGATTGCATGTTTACACGTTCACCTAATTCTAGTTTTAGCATGCCGGATGACCACACTTCACCCGATACGTGTTGTAGGATTGTTTCAAGACTAGAAAAGCCTTCGACTGTGCATACTTTATGAGATAGAAAAAAACCGTTATTGTTTAAAGGTTCCTTTGCAACTTTAATAATTTCCTCATAGGTTGCATACATTGATTTAAAGTGTGGATTTTCTGCGCTTTTTACTGCTTCTTTGATTGATTTTTGAACTGTTAGTAAAGCTGTGAATAACTGTGATTTGTTTTCCATTGAATATACCTCCATTTGAAAAGTTAAGTGTATATAAATTAATAATTTGTAAATGTAAACATCTTTTTTATAAACAAAAAGACCGATATTGCTACCGATCTTTTTATTTACTTTTTCAAACTAAAGATATATTACTAACAAACTTTGCAAGAAAGTTAGTGAGTAATCATTAACCTACCTTGTAAAAAAAATCAATAATTAATTAATTGGAATACGAATGGACAAAGAAGCTTTAGAATTTATTCTAAAAGAAAAATATCCAGAAAAAAACATTTTTGTATTTGATGTGGATGCATATTCGTTTTGTAATTTATTGATAAATAATGAATATAGATTGAATTCAAGTTTAGAATTAGAAAAATACCTTGCTGATATTTATAAAACATTAAATGTTAACTTTTTTACTAATACAAAAGAAAAGAAAAAAGAAAATAATTTTAAAAACTATACTAATATCTATTATTGTTTAAAGGTAAATGAACAAGATTTATTAACAACTATTGAAGTAAGAAGTTTAAAAAAGGAAATTGCACTGTTATTAAAACTAAAAACTTCAAGTTTTAGAGAAGTGGTAGAAGAAATATATGAGAAAATAAATCAATTAAAAAATAGCATGTCAAAATAACATAACAACATAATCAAAGGAGGGCACATCATGAATAAACTAGAACATGCATTGGCTTATGCTAAATTAGGACTACGAATTTTCCCTTGTTTACCAAATACTAAAATACCAATAAAGAAAAAAGAGAATGAACTTAAAGGGGGGGCTTATATTTCCTCATGTGATCCGATTAAAATACAAGAGTGGTGGGGAGAAAATCCTAATTATAATATCGCCCTTGCTTGTGGTCATTTTTCAGGGGTTATTATGACTGATTATGATTGTAAAGATGGCAAACAAGGACTTGAAAAGCTTAATGAATTAGTTGCTAAATTTCCAGAATTATCCTTTGCTCCTAGACAACGCACATGGTCTGGAGGGGCTCAGTTATTTCATAAATATTTAGATAACGAAGATTTTCCACAACTACAAGAATTATGGGGGTGTGTTGATACAAGGTCTACCGGTGGGTATGCAATGCTTCCAGGAAGCGTAATTGATGGAATAGAATATGAATGGGAGGCTGGAAGAGATATTTTTGACAACCCATTAATATCATTTTCAAAAGAATTTAGAGCTACACTATTAAATGCCCCAAGAATCAATTCTAAAATGTTTAAAGAAATGGGAATTATTCATGGAGGGCGACAATATGCTGTTTTTATTAGAGCATGCGATCTTAGAGGACAGGGACTAGAAATTGATGAAATATCAGAAATATTAATAAGTGAAAAATCAAACTATGAATTTAAACAGAATGATCAAAATGAAATGCATAATGATGATTGGTTAAAAAAGTTAGCAGATCGAGTTTGTAAAACATATATAAAAGGGAATAGACAAAAAGAAATAGAAGTAGAAATACCTAATTTTAAATCACCTGAACCAATATTCCCTAACATGTTATTAAAAGGAAAAATAGGAGAAGCAATAATTACAGAAAGTAATAATCTATTACTTCCACCCGAAGTTTTATATACAAACTATCAATCGTTAATTGGAAGTCTTTTGTCTAAGAAGTTTATTTTACAACCAAAGAAAAATGATACATCTCATACAATATATCCAAATTCTTGGTCTCTTACTATTTTACCTACTGGAAAAAGAAAATCAGCTGCATTAAAAAATGTTGGAACATATTTACATAAATTACAAGAGATGGAAAATAAAGACTATAATATCAGATTTAAGGCATATAATCGCAATAAACATGTTTGGGAAACGGAAATTACAATTGGAAAATTTGACATAAAAAAAGAAGGTAACGAATATAAGAGATTAGATATAAGTCAAAAAATAGCCCGAGCAGAAGAAAATATAGATCAACAAAAACCAGATATGCACTATTATTTTTTATCTAAAGCAACACCAGAAGGTTTAAAAACTCAAATGTCTTTAAATAGATGCGCTTCAATGTTGTTAATGAAAGATGAAATTACTTCTTTGTCAAAAGATTTTACTAAAAAAGAACATGGTGCAATCATTGAGGATTTCCTTGAAATGTATGAAGGTAAATCTGTTATTTCTGAATTTACTAAAAATAACGGAAATACTTACTTGAGCTACCCTTTATTATCTATTATAGGGGCAACCACAACTGATGGTTTTAATTCGTATTTTGGGGGCAATAAAGAATATAGAGTGAATGGATTACTTCCAAGATTTGACATGATTTGTTATCCTAATATAAATCAATTTGAAACAACTTTAAAAGATATAGAAACAAAATTCAGCACAGATATATTAAAAATGTTAATACAATTAGATATTTATAATAGACCTAATATTACATTTAATGATCAAGATGGCAAAGTTATTACTCATACTTCTAAAAAGCTAGTGTTTGGAGAAAAAGCCTATAAACAATGGATGAATATTGCTACAAATACATATAAAGAAATACATAAGAATAACATGGCTAATTCATGTGATTTTAATAATGCCTATTTATCTAGGTTTGCAACGACTATTGGTAAATTTTGTATACGGTTTCATGTTATAGATCATTTAGAGAGAGGGGAAGATTTAAAGGACATAGAAACCCATATTTCAGAGGATACTTTAAACGAAGCAATTATAGCAACCGACTACTATAAATCACAGTTTTTTAACCTCTTTAATTTATCAGAAAATGATAGAGATAAAAAGCCCTATTTTTTGCTGAAAAAAATGATATATGCAAATTTATCAAAAACGACTTTTCGCGAACTGTCTAGAAGGTTTAGTGTTCCTAAAAATGAGTTACTAAAATGTTTAAGACAGTTGGAAAAAGCCGGTTTTTTGAAAATTGACAAAAAATCAAAAAATCAAATGGAGATCAATATAATACCAATAAATACAGAGCCTTATGAGGATTTTATAGATGAATTATAAAAAGCAACTGTCAGTCCTGTCATCTGTGTATTCTATATTGGTAACTATATTTATAGTTTATATATATATATATATATTTATACCT